GCACGAAGTCGTGCATGTGGAGCCAATACAGGGATCTCTACGCAGGTGGGGAACAGTTCCGGCAGAAGGCGGCGCAGTACCTCCTCAGGCGGCAGAAAGAGCCGCTCGAGGTCTACCAGGAGCGGCTGGCCCGTGTGTTCTACGAGAACTATCTCGGGTCGATCGTCGACTGGTACATGGCGACACTCGTACGGCGCGAGCCGGTGCTCGATTTCGCGGGCATGGACGAGCGTGCGAAGGATTTCTTCGCGAGGTTCGCGCAGAACTGCGATTTGCGCGGAACGACTCTCACACAGTTTTTCAAACAACTGATGACTGAGGCGCTGGTGTGCGGGAAATCGTATGTTGCCGTGGATTTTCCGCGCGCCGACGGTCCCGCTTTAACGCGCGCCGATGAGGACGCGGCCGGGCACAGCCGCGCATACCTGATGGCGTATAACGCCGAGGAGTTGATCAACTGGAGCTACGACGATCTGGGCGTGATCGAGTGGGCGGTCCTCAGAACTTCGTGGCTGAAGCAGGACAGCGTGAAGACTTTCGGCTGGAAGCGGGAGACGCGCTGGATTTATTACGACCGGGAACGGTTCGAGATCTACGAGCGGCGCGGCAACGATGAGAAGTCGATCGAGCTGGTGGATCAGGGACGGCACGGATTCGCCGGAATCGGACGCGTTCCGATCTTCGAGCTTCGAATCAGCGATGCGCTTTGGCTGACGAACAAAGTTGCGCTTCTGCAACTGGAACACTTTAACAAATCCAATGCCCTGGGCTGGGCGCTGACCATGGGTCTGTTTGCGATGCCGGTGGTCTATTCCGATCGGGAGTTCAAGCAGATTACGGGTGAGAGCTATTACATCCAACTGGGCGCCGAGGACCGGTTCGGCTGGACGGAGCCGGCGGGAGGGGTATTCCAGATCGCCGCGGACAACCTGGACCGGCTGAGGAACGAGATTTACCGGGTGTCGTACCTCATGCAGCAGGCGGGAGAAGGGACGGGTGTGCACCAATCCGGCTTCAGCAGGCAGTGGGATTTCAGCGTGACGCAGGAAATTCTGCGGGCTTACGGACACGTCGTGAAGGATTCGCTGCGAAACGTGCTGAATGCGATTGTCGCGGCGCGCCAGGACGATCTGACGATTGACGTGGTTGGTCTGGACGAGTTCGACATCACGGATTTCAGCACCGAAGCCGATGACGCGAAAAGTCTGCTGGCACTGGGAATTGAATCGCCAACGCTCCAGAAACAGGCCCACAAGCGAGTGGCGATGAAGTATCTCTGTGACGCGCGGCAGGAAATCAAGAACCAAATCGCCGACGAGATCGACGCGAGGGGTTAGGGCGGGCGCTCGGGGTGATACGGTCGCCGATCGGCACAAGCGCCGGCACGAGTGCCCGCGCCACCACTACAGGAAGGAAAGCATACATGAGCGAGGAAGTGAACGTACAGGCAATCGTGCAGCAGGCGGTCGATGAATACATGCGCCAGGATACCGCGCGCCGCGAGCCTGCTTATAAGACCGAGTTGCAGGAAGAGCGGCGGCGCGAGCAGCTCGAGAAGCGCGTGAATGAACTTGTCGAAGAGAACAAACGAAGCCGCGCGGTTGCGGAAGAAGCGCAGCGCAGCACGAGCATTCGAACGGAACTGCAGAAGCTGGGTGTGACCAAAGTCGATCTGGCATACAAGGCCGTTCAGGAGGGGATCGTGCGCACCGACGATGGCCGCATGGTGGCGCGCGGGGAAAACGGCGAACAGCCGGTCACGGAGTATCTGGCCGGTTTCGTTAAAGAAAATCCCGAGTTCCTGCCCGCGCGCATTGCGGGCGGGACCGGAATGACGGGGAGCCAGAAATCCCCCGTGCAGGCACCGGGCGGAGTGGATCTCGACAGGATTTCGCCTTCGATGAGCAAAGAAGATCTGGACCGTGTGCGCCAGGAGATTTTGCGTGTGGTGAGCACGCAGACGCCGCGGGGAGTGTAGTCCCCGATTCAGGAAGAAGTAACGAAGCAAGCGCCGGCGGGATACGACGGCGTCAAAAGAAACATGTTTAAGGAGAACGATGCCTTCAATTACGTCAGCAAATGTGGCTAACGCCATTGTGAAACTTGTGGCGGCCGACGCTCTGCCGGCCCTGGTGGGGAACCTCGTGATGGGGAACCTGGTGAATCGCGACTATGAACCGACTCTGGCGCAGGCGGGCGACACGGTGAACGTGCCCATAGCGCCGCAGCTGGTGGCCAACAACCTCGCGGAGGGAAATGCGGTGCAGCCGCAGAATCCCAGTATTGGGAACGCTCAGATCGTGCTCAACACGCATGCTGAAGCAACCTTCCAGATTCCCGACGTGACGAAAGTCCTCGCGGTTCCGGATCTGCTGAAGGTGTACATGCAGCCGGCCGTAGTTGCGATCGCGGAGAAGATCGAAACGGACCTGCTCGCGCTGTATGCGGGCTTTTCGGCAAATACGCCGCTGGGCACCGCCGGCACGGCGTTGACCGAAGCGCTGCTGGATCAGGCGGAGACGGCGCTGTTCCAGGCGAAGATCCCGGCGAGCGCGCCGAAGTACCTCATGGTCGACAGCAACACGTATTCGGCGATGCGCCAGATTCCGCGCTTCAGCGAATTCCAGACGGCAGGCGAAGCGGGCCTTCGCGCAATCGTGGACGGAACCATCGGGAAGATCAAAGACTTCTTCGTGTTCCGTTCGCAGTATGTCGCGAAGACCGGGGCTACGCCGATTGCCACGCACAACCTCGCGTTTTGCAAGGATGCGATCGGGCTGGTGGTCCGCCGGCTGCCGCAGCCTCTTCCGGGTACGGGCGCCATTGCGGAGTATGCCGAACTCGGCAACTTCGGAATGCGCGTCACGATGAGCTATCAGCCGAACACGCTCTCGCAGCAGTTCACGGTTGACGTGCTTTACGGCTGCGCGATTCTGCGGAACAACTTCGCAGTGCAGGTCAACAGCTAGGCCGGCGGCTGAAGCCGGCGCTGCGGGCACGAGTGCCCGCGCCACGCAGGGTGAACCCCGGGGGGTTCACCCTTTTCATTTTCAGTACAGGAGAAAAAGGGATGGATTTGCGGTCTTATTACAAAAAAGTGCGTGAGGCGGATGAGACTCTGAGCGCCGAAGACGTCGTGATGGTGAGTCTTGAAACGCCCGAGGGCGGTAAGGCCGGGGTGCGGACCGAGGTCCCGCGGGCGATCGCGGCGAAGCTGCTGGCCGAACTGCGGGCCCGCGTCGCAACGGCCGAAGAGGCGCGCGAATTCCACGAATCGCAGCGCGTGGCGCGAGAGGCGCACGAACAGAGCGAGGCGGCGAAGCGGGTGCAGGTGATGGTAATTCCATCGCAGGAACTCAGGAAGCAAAGAGACAGGAGCTGAGATGGCACTCTTCGTGGAGGGTCCGGCCAGCACAATCGCCGATCTGACGGACCAGGACGCCGGTCTGCTGGACGTGGCTACGGGGGCCGGCATCAACATTTCGACGAAGATCCGGCTGGCGATGGAAGAGATCCAGACGGATCTGCGGTTATGGCTGACCAGCCGATGGGGCGTGTGGGAGTTTTTGCCGTGGGAGCCGGTGCTGCGGATTGAGCAGATCGTCGTCACCGCGCCTCTGAAGCGCTGGGAAACGATGCATGCGCTGGCGCTGGTGTACCGGGACGCCTACTTCAGCCAACTGGTGGACAGGTATCAGGCGAAGTGGCAGGAGTACGCGAAATTGGCGTTTGAAGTTCGGGAGGCGCTTGTCGCGAGCGGATTGGGAATGGTGAACGACCCGGTCACGAGGGCGACCTTGCCGATTCTTTCAACCACGCCAGGGCCGCAGGGCGGGGGAACGTTTTACGCGCGCGCGACATGGGTGAATGCGGCGGGCCAGGAAGGAACACCTTCCGCGGCTTCGTCGCTTGGCGTGACGGACGGAAATCTAATGACGGTCGCGATGGGCCCGGCGCCGAAGAATGTGACGGGCTTCAACATCTACGCCGGAACATCGCTCGATACCACGTTCCTGCAGAATAACGTCGCGCTTCCGACCGGAGCGACGTTCCTGTACATCCCGGGCCAGATCGCACAGGGGCAGCTGCCCGGCGACGGACAGCCGCCTGATTTCAGGCGCCGGCTGGCGCGGACGATTTTGAGGGGATGAACGCATGGCCGGACTAACGGGATCGTTAACAACGGACATTGTGACGCGGCTGAAGTCGAACACCGACGGGGTGAGCACGCGGGTGGGGGCGATTACGCAGTCAGACCCGACCGTGCAGGCAGCCGGTATCCGCACGATTCTGGCGCAGAACGCGAGCGTCGAAATCAGCGAAAAGACGGGAGTCACACAGTATCCGGCGCTCCTGGTGTATTGCGACAAAGTGTCGAACACGCTCAAGGAGAAGTTCCGGCAGTTCTCAGGCCGGGCGCATCTGGTGATCGAGGTGAGGCATTCACAAGACCGGTTGGATTCCATCGAATCGAACCTTCAGGTTTATGTGGACGCCGTTTGCGCCCTGCTGGACGATTCGCGGGGAGATTGGGGCGGCGGTTCGTTTTACACCGGCGGATACGACGTGCAGTATGAGCCGGTGGCGCGCGGCGGAATCAATTTTCTGCAGAGGGCGAAGGTGGGTTTCGAGGTGGAGGTCAGCAAATAACCATGGCATATATTTCATCGATTGCAAATCGCTGGTACTGCGCGCTCGAGAGCGCCTATGGGCAGCTTCCGGTGATTACAGCCGCGAACCGAGTCCCGGCGATCAAGCTCACCGCCCAGCAACAGCGGGCCAAGAGCAAGAGAAAAGACAAGACCGGCAGCCGGACATGGCCTGGCATACCGGACGGCGTGCGCCGGCAGACTCAATTCGGGTTGTCGACCCTCATGATCGACTGGCCGGATACGACGGCGCTGCCTCCGCAGGATCCGCTGTTTCAGGCTGCGTTGGGCGGCGCCGGAACACTGTGGGCAGGCGCGCCGGCGGATGCGGGAACCGATCCGTCGAATATCAAATTCGCGACGGCTCCGGGGCTGGCTCCGGGACAGGCCGTTACCTTCAACGGGGAAATTCGCTTCGTTTCGGCGGTATCGGACGATCAGTTGACCGTGGTGCTGAACGCGCCGTTTTCGACGACTCCGGTGGCCACAGATCCGATAGGGGCGACCGCGGCGTATAGCCTCACCTCGGAGTTGCCGAGCGTGTCGTTGTTCGATTATTGGGACCCGGCGACCGCGGTGCAGAGAGTCATTTCCGGAGTGGCGGTGGACCAGTTCACCATTAACCTCAACGGCGACTTCCATGAATTCGATTTCAAAGGCGCTGCGCAGGACATCATCGACAGCTCGTCGTTTGCGAGCGGACAGGGCGGTGCGACGGCATTTCCGGCGGAGCCCGCAGCCGCGGAATTCAGCTATTCGCCGGTGCCGGGCAACCTTGGGCAGGTATGGCTCGGCGTGATACCGAGTCAATTCTTCACGATCGCCTCGGCTTCGATCGAGATTCGAAACAACGTCAACCTGCGAATGAATGAATTCGGATCGGTGCTGCCGAGGGCGATTGCGCCCGGCACGCGAGAGATCACGGTTACGCTCGAGCTCTTCAGCCAGGACGATGCGGCGACGGCCGCGCTCTATCAGGCAGCGAGGCAGCACTCGGCCATCAGCATGATGTTCCAGTTGGGCCAGCTCAACGGGCAGTTGATGGGCGTCTATCTGAAGAGCCTGATCCCCGATGCGCCGGTTTTCGACGACTCGGACAACCGGCTCAAGTGGAAGTTCAGCGACACGAGGGCGCAGGGGACGATCGACGACGAAGTGGTGGTGGCCTTCGGATGATGCCCGGACCCTGCAATTCCTCATGGAGCAGCGCGAAGGTGGTCGCGTCGCGCGTGAATTCGGGCGTGGAATTCGTGATAGCACGGATGACTTTCGGGCGCCGCCTGGAACTGATGCGCAAAGTACGGGACCTCGCAGCGCGGCTCGAATTCTTCGAGGCTGGACGCGAAGCGCGCAACGAAATGGAAGCAAGCCTGTTGGGCGGCGAGATCGACCGGCTTTACGTGCTGTGGGGGCTCGAGGAGATTCGCGGGCTCGACATCGACGGCGCGACGGCGACGCCCGCCTCACTGATCGAGCGCGGTCCGGAGGATGTCTTTCATGAAGCTCTGGAGTTGGTTCGGGCCGAATGCGGCCTGGCGGAGAACGAAAGAAAAAACTGATCGTCGCGTTCCATTTTGTGGCTGCTGATCGCGGCGCAAATCGGGCCGGGTGGAATTGCGACAGTTGCAGGAAACACGGTCTCGAGGTGAAGCGCCGTTGTGGATTTCTGCCGGCGGACGAGCGAGGCAGTCCTCATCTGGTGTGGGGAAACCGGCGGGCTCAGACGGATGAATGTCCGAAATCGTTTGTGACGGGCGAGAGTCTGGCGCTGATTGAGGAGTTCTTTGTCCGGCGGCGGTTGAACGTGGAAGTCTCGCTTGAAACAGAGGCGCGGAAAGTGGACGCATTTTTGATCCTGCGGGATGAAATGGATCGCGAGGAACGGGATGGCACAGCGCAGCATTGAAGAGACATTTCGGCAGATCAAACCGCGCGGGCAGAGAGCAATACCCGATGCGCCGGTTCTGGAAGCGGGCGTCGGCGATACGGGCGATCTGTCGACGGCGTTGTCGCAGGCGGGTCAACAGATCCAGCAAATGCAGGCGGCGTGGCAGCAACAGGCGGCGGCGATCGCGGCGAACACGCAGGCGATCCAGAGCAATACGTCATCCCATGGCAGCCAGTCGGCCGGGTCGATTGCTTCGAGTGCCGCCAGCAGCGTCGAGAACGGACTGGGCCTGCTTGGGCCGTTAATTTCCGGGATCGCGAGTTTGTTCGGCGACGGCAGTTCAACACCAGCGCCGCTGCCGGTCTACGTGCCGCCCGCGCCGGTCGCGATCGACGCGTCCCTGCGCTCGAATGTGGCGCCCGCGCAGAGTGGAAGTCCGACGAGCGCTCCGGCGGGTGGAAGCTCGGCAGCCGCGGCGGCGCCGACCATCAACGTGAACGTGACAGCGATGGACAGCCAGTCGTTCATGGACCGGAGCGCCGATATCGCCAGCGCGGTGCGGGAAGCGATGTTGAACCTGCATCCGATCAATGACGTGGTGGCGAACCTATGACGTTTCCGGTGCTGAAGACGGCGGCGGTAGCGCAGTATCCGCTGGGGCATGGTTTGCGATTCTCCACGCTGGCAGTACCGTTTCTGGATGGAAGCAGGCAGAACTTCCGTCTCTATGGCGGCGGCCTGAGGCGGTGGACCGTGCGGCTGGATCTGCTGGACGAGCAGGAATTGGGTGAGCTGATCGGGTTCGCGGAAGCGCAGGGAGGCGCGCCGTTCGCTTATGTGGATCCGCTGACGGGAACGACGGCGGCGCGGTGTGTGATTTCCGGAGACAAGTTTGCAGCGGCGATGA